TTACCCATTTGCCACCTTTTTTCTGACATTTAGCCACCGCAGATAATCCTTGTTCTTTCAGACCCAAACCAACCTCTCCAAACGCGATCCCTTGAAAAAGTGGTCTTCCTCCTCTTGTTTTTACTTTTGTTACTTTATGATTCTTTGTAGCCATAATTTTACCTTTTCACTTTTTATTCACTATGCCTTTCTCGAACCGAGTGTGGCTTTCTTTCGTCTGGTCATATATGAAAACCTTGTGGAACTTTTCCAGTTTCATAATAATCTCTTGCATAATGACCAAATAAATCAGAACGGTGTTTACCAAGTTCTGTTTTTAATACTGTTTTACCTTGGCTTAAACTTTTTTCTTTTTTAGCCATATATTATCTCTTCTTCTTAGCTGCTCTATTCGCTTTTCTTCTAGCAGCTCCAGTTTTAGTCATCCTTTTTTTGTATCCAGCCTTAGTTTCTTTTGGATATCTTTTGCGAGGTGGCATTACTTGCTCCCGAATACTTTTGAGAAAAAGCCTTTCTTCTTCTTTTTACCGCCTTTTTCAACCAACTTCTTACCTTTCTTTTTCTTCTTCTTCTTGACCTCTTCCATAGATGCCATCTTCATATCTGAAGCATTAGCAGCTGGAACAGTACCAAAAAAGATTAATCCAGATAGAATACTTGTTAATATTGTTTTCATATCAATCTCCTAATTGTGATAGAACTTTTTTAATTTCCGCAACCATTTCATCATCTTTCTTAGACGGAGTTGCCTTTACTATTATATCAAGAACTTTTACTATAAGAGCTTTTGCTCCATGTTTTTTAACTTGTCTTTTAATATAACTAGATAACATGCTCATTTTTTATCTTCCTTTTTTAGCATTTTAGTTAGCCCCTGCCAGACAACATCTACCAAGATATCGTCTTTGTCGGATGGACTAAGTTTAACAATCTTTTCTAAACAGAAAAAAACCACGATAACAATTTCCCAATTTGCTGTTAACCACTCCATTTATAACTCCTTTTATATTATGTTTAAAGCCTTTAGTAATATTGGAGTTGCAAAGCTAACAACTCCAACAATAGTATACACCTTTAATTTACTATCTTCTAGTGTTCTCACCCTACCATTAAGAGTCCCAAGATGTTGCTCAATCTTTCCAAGATTTTCATCTATTCTTGGCAGTCTCTCTTGTACTGTTGTCTCAATCTTAACAACTCTTTCTTTTAAATCATCTCTGTAATCTTGCAACTTCATTTGCCATTAATTCTGCTAATACTACCTTTAATTTCCATTAATACATCAGACATATCATTAATCTCTTTTACAGCATCTTCATGCCTTCTGTCTCTGGTTTCATCAGAACGATTCCACCTTTCAATTAATTTAATTATCATGCCTTCCATATTCTCCAGTGTTTCAGATTGACCTTTGTTCTCAACCTGCAACTCTTGTATAGACTCAGCCTGCATCTCACTTCGTTTAGCATTTTGATAGACCATAAATACAAACATACAGCCTACCACCCCAATCATTCCATATTCTGCGTACAGTGCTAAAAATTCTTCCATTACTTTTTCTTCTTTCGTTTGCCCCAACTAAGTGGGTTAATGTTAAATTCTTTTTCGTAAAAATTTACCTTCTCTGCCAACTCTTCTCGTTCAACCCTCTCTTCCACGATATGTTTATCAAGCAAATCCCCAATTTGTTCATTAGCATCAAGCATCTTATTTTCAAGTCCTCCAAGTCTACTCTCCACACGCCAATAGCCATACACAAGCATAGCAACGAGAACAAGTAACTGCCCCAGCCATTTGAGATTAATGCTAACAATAGCATTGTCATCGACAACAGCACCCCTATAACTTCTTGCAGTCTTAGTCTTTTCACTCACTTCACTTCCCAGTCCATAATAGACCAACCAGAATCACAAGACAAAAAGAATGTTAATACTAATAGGGAAAACAAAAACAAAAGATAATAAGCATAAACTTTGAACTCTGAATTTCTCATAATATTGTTGTTAATTATTCTACAGCAGCCGATTGTTTTATACCTTGACCTGGATTATACCAAGACCTAGTTTGTATATAAGGTTTCCCAAGTATTTCAACAAGAGGTTGATCTGTATTTTGTTCTTTATCATTGCTAAGTAATTTAGCATATAATAAATCTAAATGCTTTAATAAACCAGCAACTTCAGGCATACTTACTATTATTTGTGCTTGCTGTTGCTTAGGTTCTTCTTTTTTATTTTGTATATTATATACTTCTTGCAAAGTCATACTATACCTTCAAATGTTTTGCTCGATACGGACCAGATGTAAAAGTTATCCTTGATAATAACTCTGTTTTTGTTTCACTCCCACCATAAGCAACTCCACGCTTATCATAGAAATCTTTTATCTCTGCTTTAGTATTTGCATCAGTAGGATAATCTGCTTG